CGGCGCGCCTTAACCTGCATCGCCAGTTGCGCCAGGTGAATGACGCCCTGGGCATTCCGACCGACCCGCTGGAAGAAATCGTTTCCGGCATGCCGGCGTTGGAGGGCTGAACCATGAGCCGCGATCTGATGCGCTGCATTGATGCGCTTGGCCATGCCCAGAGCCTCTGCAATGGCCTTGATGCTCTGGTTTCCCTGATGGCTTCCTGCCACGACGGCGACGAGCCGAACATGCACCACATGGCCGACCTGATCGGCGCGCTGCACAAAGACCTTGAAGAGACGCTGAAGGAAGCGCACCAGGGATTGAGGAAGAACATCCAGTAACGAAAAAGGCCGCTCGAAGCGGCCTTTTTTATCGGGATGGCGTTCCGGTCAGCGCGCCGGAATCTTCTCCGGTGCCGGCGGGCTTGCCGCCAGCTCGTAGGGTTTGAAGCGGATCACCTCCTCGCCGAGCCAGTCGTTCACCTCAAGCATGCGCGCCTGCAGGGGTGCGATTTCGTTGGCGTTGAAGACTTGCGCGGCGACACCGGCGTCGCCGAAGCCGCCGGTGTTGTTCGGGACGATGCCCATGAGCTGGGGCGGGACGCGGTGGGCGGCGAGCTGGTCGTCGCGCGTCACGTTCTTGATGCTGGCGAACTCATCCTTTGCGGCAACCTCGCTCACCGGGATGATCTGCATGCCATCCTTCTTTCCTGCCGGTGCATAGACGAACAGGTTGCGGAAATTTCCCGGGCCCTTCGCGTTCTTCAGCGCCTCGCGCAGCGCATCGACGTCTTTCTGTTCCTGCGCCGGGTCGGTCATGTAGAGGATGAAGCCGGCATGGCTGCCGTTCTTGTAATACTTCCGGCGGAACAGCGTGGCGCTCTCGTTCAGCCAGGCGCTGTGCAGCGCCGGGATGTATTCCGGCAGGCCGTAGATCTCCTGGTTGATGTCCGGCTCGATCAGGTGGAAGACCTTCCCCTTCTTGAACTGGTGCTCCTCGTTATATTTCGGAACGAACCAGTAGGTCTGCATGTCCAGCCCGCGGCGCGTGTATTTCGCCTTGCTCGGCACCAGCCGCATCGGCTCGCGCAGCATGTTGTCGCGGCGCTCCAGGTAGGCGTTTCCGAAGATCAGGAACTCATGGGCAAAGATTGCGAAGTCAGTGCGCGACAGCATCGGGTTCGGATCGAAGCAGCTCACCAGGATGTTCCGCTTCACGATCATGGCGCTCGCGTGATGCACAGCCGAGCGGCTCGACTTCGCCAGGCCGTCCATCGAGATCGGCGGCTCGTACCACTTGCCGTTGTCCGGGCACTCCAGATAGTCGAGGATCTCGCGGCGATCGAGCACCGCCTCCGGGTCGCCGAAGGCGAAGGCCTCAATACCGCCGACCGGTGCAGGTGCCGCCACCGGAGCCGACTGCGCCGGCGCATTCCGGCCGCTGAACTTGCGTTTCTTGCTCATCCGAAAATCTCCATCCTTGATTGATTGGTCTCCGAGCGCCCTTCCAGCGGCTCGTTCTGTAGGGCGTGCATGCAGGCCCAGGCCAGGTCCGCGTGGCTCGTCGCCTCGCTGCGCCCAGCCTCGAAAGTGATCTGCCGGCCGCTCTGCGTCGTCGTCTTCTTGATCGCCATGAAAGCCGCGGCCAGGTCGGTCCATCCGGCGTCAAACTCCAGCCGGCCCTTGTTGATGACGTCCATCGCCTTCAGCACCAGGCGCAGCTTTACGTCCGGCGTGTACTGGAAGCCGCGCACCGCCGGGAAGAACTGCTTCACCAGCTGATAAACCGCCGAGCCCAGCCCGGTCATGTCGATGCCTATGTAGGTGACGTTGTAGGCCTCCGTCACCTTCTTGATCCGCGCCGCCTGCTCCTCGTAATCCATGCCGCGGAACTGCACCCGGTCCAGCACGCGGAACTTCCCGCCCGCCACCATCGGCGGCGAGATCACCACCAGCGCTGCGCTGTCGCCGGTGTTCGAAGGGTCATAGCCCACCCACACCTCGCGCCAGCCCAGCGGCCGCGCCGCGAACGGCTTGAAGTCGTCCCACAGCGTCCAGCTATCCACCATGCAGCGCTGCATTGCCGCCAGCGGGAAAACGCTCTGCCCGTCGTCGATGAACTCGCACATCAGCAGGTTCATGAACTCGTCCGGGCTGTACTCCTGGCGCAGCTGCTCGATATCGAACAGATTGCAGCCGCCGGCCAGCGCATCGAGCACCGTCACGATCTGGCGCCACTGGCCGTCCTCGCAGCGCCGGCCGTCTTTCAACGCGCCGTGGGTAACGTCCAGCTTGATCTTGTCCGCCGCCGCCCTGCCCTTGTTGAACAGCTCGCCCGTCCAGAACGGGTAAGCCTCATGCGACACCGCCGACGGCGTCGAAAAGTATGTCAGGCGCCAGTGCTTGTGCATCGCCATGCCAGAGGCCACCTTCCGGAACTCCTGAAACTTCGGAATCCAAAAGAACTCGTCCATGAAGATGTTGCCGTGGTAGCTCTGCGCCGTGCGGCTGTTCGTGCCCAGGAAATACAGCGTCGCGCCGTTCGGCAGCACGATCGGGTCGCCCTGCAGCTCAACGTCGGCCACATCGGCTGCGAACTGCTTGATGTAGCCCTTGAACACATGCGCCTGCGCCTTCGAGGCACTGAGGAAAATCTGATTCCGCCCCGTCTCCAGCGCATCCACCAGACCCTCTCGGGCGAAATACCAAGTCGCCCCGATCTGCCGGCTCTTCAGCAGCGTGCGGATGCGCTCCACCAGCCCCGCCCGGTACCAGTGCTTCTGATACGGGAACAGTGACTCCATGAAGGCATCGACCAGCTTCTCCTGCTGCTCCTCGCTGACCGCGTTGCGCTCCGGCTTCCGGCGCGTCCCGGCCCGCGTCTTCTCGTTCCGGTTTTCCACCTTGGGGTTAAGGTCCGCCTCATTGCCGGTGGAGGAATACCGCTTCACCCGCGCCAGTCGCTCGATCTGCCGGCCGAGGAGGTCGATTTCCTTGAAATCCTTCCCCTCCTTCTCCTCCTTGGCGATCAGCATCATCAGCCGGGCTTCCAGGCTGGACTCCACCCGCTCGATCGGTTCAAACTTGTCCCAGTCGTCGCGCATCTTCCAGCTACGCACGGTCGACGGCTTCTCGCCAAGGTGCTCGGCGATACGGACAATGCGCCAGCCCTGCCAGTAAAGATCGCGAGCCCGGCGGCGCGGATCAGTATCTGGCGGAACGGCGGAAGGTTGCAGCGGTGCATTCATGGGAGCCGAGGCTACCCGCGCGCGCGACACACGCCGCACGGACGCGGGTGTAAGAAATAGGCATACACCCGGAAGCCTTTGCCCGCGCGGAACGGCTCCCGGAATATGGCCCGGTCAGTTCAACGGACTACCCGTAAAACCTACCGGAGCAAGCCACCATGCCCCTTTCCAAGCCTTTCGCCATTGCCACCGAGGGCAAGACCGTCGACGGCCGCACCATCAGCCGCGACTGGATCACCCAGATGGCCGCCAGCTACGACCCCAAGGTCTACACCGCCGTCGCCAATCTGGAGCACTACCTTTCCTCCCTGCCCGACAGCGTCTTCGGCGCCTACGGTAAGGTCGTCGCGCTCTCCACCCGTGAAGTCGATGTCATGGGCGACAAGAAGCTGCAGCTCATGGCCGTCGTCGACGCCAACGACAAGCTGGTCTCCCTGCAGAAGGCCGGACAGAAGTGCTTCGCCAGCATGGAAATCCTGCACGACTTCATCGGCAAGGGCATCGCCTACCTGGGCGGCCTCGCCTTCACCAACACCCCGGCCAGCATCGGCACCGAGGCCATGAAGTTCAGCTTCGCCGCCGCCCCGGGCGAGCGCTACGCCTTCGCCGACGAAATCGCCATCGAGTTCGAAGCCGCCGCGACCGAACCGTCTGCCGGTGAAAGCCTGTTCGCCAAGGTCAAGACGCTGCTCGGCCTCGGCAAGAAGGAATCCGACGACCGCTTCGCCGACCAGGCCAAGGCCATCGAAGCCATTGCCCAGTCGCAGAAGGACCTGCTCGACAAGTTCGCCAGCATCGAGCCTGTCACCGGCGAGCTGATCGATGGCAAGGTCGCCCCCTCGGCCGAAGAGTTCGCCGCCCTCAAGGAAGCGCACGACAAGGTCGCCACCGAGTTCGCCGCCCTGAAGGAAAAGCTCGGCACCACCGACGGCGACGGCGGCACCCGCCCGCCTGCCACTGGCGGTAACGGCCAGGTCAAGACCGACTGCTGATCCGTCACCGCCAGCACCGCACCACCGATTCCTAAAATCCACCCGGAGACCACCATGCGTAACCAAACCCGCGTCGCCTTCAACGCCTACACCAAGGCCATCGCTGAACTCAACGGCGTCCCGTCCGCCACCGAGAAGTTCACCGTCACCCCCAGCGTCCAGCAAACGCTGGAAACCCGCATCCAGGAATCCAGCGACTTCCTGTCCCGCATCAACACCCTCGGCGT